CGGTAAACGCAAAGGTATTATCTTTCCTAAGTATGTTGACCCTGAAACTAAATTGGATATGTTCAAAGTTAGTATTCTTGAATCCAAGGGTACTTCCAAGTATGACACAGAATCTATTATTCGTGGTTTACAAAATGACATTCTGGTTGCATTGAACGTTGACGTTCTAAAACTAGGTGCTGATGGTGTTGGTAGTTTCTCTTTAGCAGATGCTAAAACATCTATGTTGTCAATGGCTATCGAAAGACGTTTGCAAGAAATTGCAGATGTATTAAATACAAAACTAATTCCTTTCTTGTTTGAAAAGAATGGATGGGATTTGATTGAATTGCCAATGTTTGTATTTAATGATATTGATAACATTTCATTGGAAGAATCTAGTAAGTGGATTCAACGTGTATTCTCTGTTGGTGCAATTGAAGTAGATCGTCCAGTAATGAACAAGATTCGTGAAATGGGTGGATTTGATACATTGCCTGAAGATACACCTGTTGATACAGAAATACTTTCTACATCTATTACAGGAAAATCTACACGTGCTGGTGATGGAATGAAAACAGCAGGTGAAGGTACATCGACAAGTGTTAGCGGAAATGACAGCAGCACTATGAATACAGAAAACAAAGCATAACAATAATGGAGTGTATATGTCAAAACATAGTCTGCTAAGACTATCTTCTATGATCTATAACACACCGCATCTTATTACACCACAGGCATTTGACACAATTCTAGCATATGTTGAAGCAAGAAATCAATATGGAATTATGTCACTTATGCCTGTGGGAGATGGTGGTGAAGATCAAGGTGAAGAAGATAAACCTGACGATTTAGATGATATTAATGAATGTCCAATGCCAATTCATCTGATTGATGTAGTTGGTACGTTGACATACAAACCTGTCAAAACAGCTTGTGGTGAAGTAGGTATGTCCTACGAACGACTTGTTGATGAAGTAGAAGATGCTATTGAATGCGGGGCTACAACAGTAGTGCTTAACTTTGGTAGTGGTGGTGGTGAAGCAGGACATTGCTTTGAAACTGCAAATTTGATTCGTTCTATCTGCGATGAAAACAAAGTAAAGCTAATTGGCTATGTAGATACAATGGCTTGCTCTGCTGCATATGCTTTGGCGTGTATCTGTGATGAATTGTATGCAAACCCTTCTGCTACAGTAGGTAGTATTGGTTGTGTAATTTGTCTGATGGATGTTAGCAAAGCAATGGAGAAAGACGGATACAAACGAATCTTCATTACATCAGGTGATAAGAAAGTTCCTTTTGATGAATCAGGGGCTTTCAAACAAGATTTCATTGATGAATTGCAAATGGATGTAGATAGGCTAAATGCTGAATTTACAAATCATGTTAGCAATTATACATCAATTGATGCTAAGACAATTAAGAATTGGCAAGCCGGATGTTTTAATGCTCAAGAGGCTTTAGATAATAGTCTAGTATCGGGCATTATGACAAACCGTGAATTTGTGCAATACGTTGTAAATAATCAAGAGGTAAACAATGCTTAATAAAATCAAAGAAGCTCTTTTGCGAAAGCAAGAAACAAATGCTTCACTAGAAGATGCTAAAGAGGTTGTTGAATCTCTTGAGCAAGAAGAATTGGAAGTTAAAGAAGAAGCTGTTGTAGTAGCGGAATCCGTTGAACTTTCTAAATATGAAGAAGCTGTTAAAGAACTTGCTGATGTACGTTCTGCTCTAGCTACTTTGCAAGCAGATTATTCTGCTGTTAAAGAAGAATTGGTTTCTTTCCAAAACGCTGCTAAAGCATCAGCAGAAGCAGTAAAGGCTGCAAAACTGGAATCTCGCCATAAAGCAATCTCTGCTGTAGCAGGTGATGTTAAAGCTGACGCTTTAATGTCTGCTGTAGGTGAAATGGAAGATGCAGCATTTGATGCAATTGTTTCTGCTTTGTCTATGAATGTAGAAAAAGAAGAAGCCGCATTTGAAGAAGTTGGCGTATCTGCTGATGCTGATACAGATGTAAAACCAACTCATTTCAAACAATATCTTAAAAATAAATAAGGAAAATTAAATGGCTAACGTAGGTACTCGCAGTAAAAAACTTTCAGGCGTATTGCGTGCTGAATTGTTCCCTGAATTGGGTTATTCACGCAAAGTTGCTACCGTAACTTTCCAAACAACAATGGACGTTGGTGCTGTGTTGCAATTGTCAGGCGGTAAATACATTTGGGTTCAAGCATCAGGTGTTGCATCATTAAACGCTGACGTTGTAGTTCTGGCAGAGACAGATGTTGAATTGTCAACTCTAAATGCTGGTGATCAATCTCTGTTGGTAATTCATCGCACTGCTACTGTAGTTGATTCAGGTCTGTTGTATCAAGATGCTCTGTCAGCTCCACAAAAAGCAACTGTACGTGCTGCTCTTGAAGCAAAAGGTATTCAAGTAGTAACTGGTGTTTAATCTTAATAAATAAGCAAGGATAATAAATAATGGATATTCGTAGTTACTACAACTCATTTAAGCAACAAGATTTCGTAGATGGTATTCGTGATGCTGGTAACCAATATGGTTATGTAAACTCTCGTAACGATTACTTCGCTATGAAATCAACATCACAAACAGCAATTGTTTTTGATATTGACACTTCTACTACAACTCTGTTGCCTCAAGTAAAACGTGCTGCTGGTGTTTCTACCTCTGGTAAAGAACACACTGTTACTACTAAAGCAATTGCTTTGGCTTACTTCAAACATAGTGATACTTTGACTGTTGAAGATATTCAAGGTCATCGTGCACCACAATCAACAGACAATGAAACTCTAGCTCGTGCTACAGCAGAAAAATTGCAAGATATGCGCCGTGCTTGGGACATGACTAATGAATACCTGAAAATTCAGGCATTGAAAGGTCTTGCTAAATCTCCTGATGGTGTTACCATTTTTGATGCTTTCACAGAGTTCGGTGTTAGCCAAACTACCGTTGACTTCTTGCTAGGTACTTCTACTACTAACGTTGATGGTAAAATTGCTACTCTGAAACGTGGTATCGGTACTAACGTTAAAACTGGTGGTGCTATCTCTGGTATCGAAGTATTGGTTGACCCAACTTTCTTTGATAAGCTAGTAAACCATCCTTCAATTGTTAATGCTTATGTTCAGTACATGAACTCTGGCAAACAACAAATGCGTGATGATCTGTCAAGCTATATGCAATGGGGTATTATGGATGTATTTGAACACCGTGGTGTTCGTTTCATCTCTTACGATGCAACATTCAACTTGCCAGACGGTACAACTGAGGCAGCTATCGCATCTTCTGCTGGTCATGCTTACGCTCTAGGTGTACAAGGTTTGTTCCGTGGTTATAATGGCCCATCTGCTAAACTGTCAGGTGCTAATCAAGCAGGTCAAGAACTATATGTTCGTACATACGTTGACCCTAAAGATGAATACGTTGAGTTTGAACTAGAATCTGCTCCTCTGTACTTCTGTAGTCGTCCTGCATCACTTTACAAAGTTACTTCTTCTAACTAAGATTTAACTGTTAGCCCTTTGGTCAAAAGCCAAGGGGCTTAATTTATTTGTACTGCTATATGTTAGTATGAATAAATTAAGTATAACAATAAAAGGAATTGTAATGGTATTAGATTTAACAAATCCAGCACATATCGTAAGACTTCGTGTAGGTGACATTGGTGATTTGCCATTACTACCAGATAGTGTTTACGAACATGCTTTAACAGAAAGTAATGGTAAACTAGGTAAAGCAGCACAAACTTGTGCAGGTTACATCTTAGGTATTTTAGCACAATCTGTACATCAGAAATTAGCACAAATTGAAGTATGGGATAATACTCGATTTGACAATTATCTTAAATTCTTGAAAACAACAATTCTCAATCCAATGATGAATGACATTAGTCCAATTCCTTATGCTGGAGTTGTTGATGAACAGAATCCAATTGTTCAATTTCAAACAGATTGGAACAATGTGTATGTCAACATGAATGAAACTGAATTGTTGCATCTTATCTCCAATAGAACATTGTAAGGAGATATTATGTCAGTGCTAGATGGATTTCATAGAACAGCAAACAATCTGATTACAAGATTTGGTAGTACACAATACTATGTGAAAAGAACATTAGGTGCTTACAATCCTTTAACAAGTGAAGCATCTGTAACAGAAGTAGAAATTCCAATCAAATGTGTTGTAATGGATTTAACATTGCAATCAAATGGTAATACTTATAGGAATGGTACATTGATTGAGGCAGGTGATAAACAGTGTATGTTTATTCCAATTGAACAATCAAACAATTCAGGCGTTCCTCCTTTAGTAGTTGACCCTACGTCTGATTTCATCAGAATCAATAATGAAATCTGGAAGATCATTACAAGTAAAGAAACCAATCCTTCTACTTATGAAAACATTTACATTGATTTGTATATGAGAAAAGCCTAATTGACTTGCTGTTGATTATTCGTAAAATACGCATCAAGAGGTGATATGGACTTTGCACAACAAGTTAAAAAGAGTACAGAGAAAGTTAAATCTCAAATCAATGATTCATTGGTGAGTATGGCTAAAGAATTGTTTGAAGAAGTGGTGGATAAAACACCTGTGCTAACTGGTAGACTTATCAATAACTGGTACACTGCTTACGGTAGCATTTCTTTAGAAGCTAATCCAAACTCTTATAGTAATACAGGTGTTGATTCTTTAGCTAGGATTACTGCAATTGGTAATTCAAAAGAGTTTTATGGTAAAGATGGTAGTATTAGTTTATCAAACTCTGTAACTGATGCAGGAGATGCTTTAGGTACTCAAGTGTTTTATGCTCAAGCAATTGAGTATTACGGATGGTCTAAAAAAGCACCTGCTGGTATGGTTAGAGTTTCTTTATCTAAGATTGCTGCAAAGTATAAATTTATTTAAAGGAAAGTGAATGTCATTAACAAGTATTCGTAATGAATTAGAAACAAGATTGAATACTTGGGCTAATTCGTTCAATCCTGCAATTGCTGTTGCTTGGGAAGGTGTGCCTTTTCAATTACCAACAGACAGATATGTAGAAGTATTTTTACTTCCATCAGCAACAATCAATCCTACTGTAGATGGTGGTAGGAAACGAGAATATGGTATCTTCCAAGTAAACGTATATGTTAAAGATGGAAAAGGTACTAAACAACTAAATGAGCTAGTAGATAGCTTAGTAACCTATTTCCCTGTGATTCCAAAAACAGGGAATGTTTCAATAGAACGCACACCTTCTGTCAGTGTAGGAATTACAATGAACGGTTGGAGAAGTGTTCCTGTCTCAATCCCTTATAGAATGGAATCTTAATATGGCAGCAATTACAGCAACAACTCTTACAAAAGGTAGTGGTGTAGTTACGGCAACACGTAATACACTTACTGCTTCTGACACGCTAACTTATGTTGCAGGCAGTGGTCAGATCATTGAACTGTATAACACCACAGCAGGTATCGTAAACATTACTTTCTTGGGTAATGGTGTAGCAGCATTTAACGTAGATGGATACGGTAGTGTAAACCCTGCATCTGGTAAAATCGTTGCAGTTCCTGCATCTGGTACTGTTGCAATTCGTCTTGATGATCTTGCTAAATATCTGACAGGTACATCTGTAGCTGTTACAGGTGGTACAGGTGTAGTAGCTATGCTTTACTCTGGTACTAACGCTTAATTATAATACAATAAGGAAATAAACATGGCAGCTACTTCTGCTTTTACATCTGCTGGTAGTAAACTATACACATCTTCTACTTTGCCTTCAACATATGATTCTGCTGGTTATGGTGCTCTAACTTGGACTGAAGTTAAAGAGATTACTGACCTTGGTGAATACGGTGCTACTTACGCATTGGTTACACACAACCCTGTTGGTAACCGTGTTACTGTTAAGCGTAAAGGTAGTATCAACTACGGTACTCTTGAACTGAAAATGGCTTCTGTTGTATCTGATGCAGGTCAAACTAAACTTGTTCAAGGTAGCAACGTTGATAGCTCTTATGCTTTTAAAGTAGTATTGCAAGATGGTACTATCAACTACTTTACAGCACAGATTATGTCTTACAAGAAATCTGTTGGTACAGTTGACCAAATTACATCTGCATCTGTTTCATTGGAAATTGATAGCACTGTAGTTGAAGTTCTAAGTTAATTGACTTAAACCCTCAAATAACTATAATACAATTCAAGTGAATATGCCTCTCCATAGAAATATGTGAGAGGCTTTTTACTTTAAAATAACTATATCACATTAACATAAAGGAAAGACAAATGGCTTTTGAAATTACATCATTGAAATTTAAAGATACAACAGATTTGGTATTGTTGCATCCAATTGATCAATCTGAACTGATTGATGATAAAGGTAAGAAAGTAATTATTACAGTATACGGTAAATCATCTAAAGAATTCCGTAACGCTGCATCAGCACTAAGTAATCGTACACTGAATCGTGGTAAGCAAGGGGAAGAACAAGCTCGTGCGGCTTTGATTAACTTCTTGACTAAGTGTACAGCAAGTGTTTCGAACTTGACAATCAATGGTAACGAAGTTAAGACAGAATCAGATATTCGTGAAATGTACGAAGATGAATCACTGTCTTGGATTCGTGATCAAGTCAATGCTGCTATTACGGATGAATCTAATTTTTTGTAATAGCAGAAAGTAATTTATTTCTATTTGCAAGGCAACTAGGTTACTACCATTGTAAACCAGATGAAGCAAAGAAAACAAGGATGTTACAAAGTATGGAATTAGACCCTGAATACAAAGGGGTCTTTCCACCTTTAGGTGAAGAACACTATCTTGTTGGACTTTGGGAACGTGTTGGTTATTGTTCTAATTTTGGCAATGGTGCAGTACCTTTAACTTGGTCAGAAATAAATAACTGGATGCAAGCAACAGGAACAACACTTTCCACATGGGAAGTAGAAACATTAGCTTCTATGTCTAGGTTATATGCTCAAGAACTTCATAGTACAGAAGTGAATCGTGCAATGCCTTATATTGAAAATAATGAAGATGTACAACGTAGCTTGAATGTCAAGTGGAAATCATTTTTTGAAAAACAAAAGATTAACGCTAGTAGTGAAATTATAAATGATTAGGTAGAAAACTATGACAGTAGAAGTTAGTACATTAAGTGTTCAAGTAAAAAGTGATGGTATTAAGCAAACTTCTGATGCGCTAGGTGTATTAGCTTCTACCGCAAAAGAAGCTGCTGATGCTACCACAAAACTTGAATCATCACAAAAGAAAATCCCTGCTAAAAATGCAGAAGTATCAAAAAGCACAAAAGAAGTAACAAGTAATGCTCAGTCTTACATTAGAAGTTTACAACAAATTGTAGATACTCAAGGTAAGTCAATGTCACAAACTGCTGCTATTATTGCAGCAAATAAGAAAGCATCTGATGTTGAAATTGCTGAAGCAAATGCTTTAGGTGCTAAGATTGATGCTTATAAACAAAGTAAAGCATTACAAGCAGAAGCAAGAAAAGAAACAGAAAAGACAGCAAATGCAATTGCCAATTTGATTAAAGGTCTTGAACAATCAGTTGATTTATATCAAGCAAACAATGAAGCAATTGCACGTTACAAAGCAATGGTTGCTGGTGCAACAAGAGATGAAATTGAACAAGCTGCTGCTCTAGGTAGAAGTATTGACCAATTGAATCAAAGAACTGAAGCTGATAAGAAAGCTGCTAGAGCCTCTGCTGAATTAGCAGTAGCAAGAGCAAAAGCTAATACAGGTGTTGGTGATGATATGGTGGAACAATACCGTAAAAACCAAGCCTCTGTTAGTGCATTTATCAATAAGCTACAAGAACAAGCAACTACTGTCAACATGAATAAAGAACAGTTGTTTGCTTATCAAGCAAGAATGAAAGGTGCTACAGAAGCACAAATTGCTAACGCTGCTGCTGCTGGTAGGACAATTGATGCTTTTGAAAAAGTATCTGGTGCTACAGAAAAAGCAAGCAAGAATAGCTCAATCTTTCACAATACATTGAAGTCAATGATTGTTGCTTGGACTGGTTATCAAATTGCATCTACACCTTTGAGCATTGTACAGTCAAGTGATGCGTGGGCTAACATGGCTGCTAGATTGAATATTGCTACAGGTAGTATGCAAGAAGCCAAAGCAGTACAGGTGGACTTGTATAACATGGCTCAAAAGATTCGTGTTCCATTGGAAGATACAGGTACATTGTTTGCTCGTATGGCACAGCCAATGAAAGCAATGGGTCAAACATCTGCCGATACAATTAAAGTTGTTGAATCAATGGCTCTTGCTTTGAAGCTAAATGGTGCAACAGCAAGTGAAGCATCAGGTGCTATTCTGCAATTCTCCCAAGCAATTCAATCTGGTCGTTTGGCAGGTGCAGAATTTAACACAATGTCAGAACAAGCTCCTCTTGTGTTGCGTGCTATTCAAGCAGAGTTACAAAGAACTGGCGAACTTGGTGCTGTAACAGGTAAAGACCTGAAACAACTAGGTGCTGATGGTAAGCTATCAAGTGAATTGATTGTAAGATCAATGAAGAATGCACTTCCTGAATGGGAAGCAGCAGCAGACAAACTCCCTGACACTTTTGATGGTGCAATGACTAGGCTTAAAAATGCTTGGTTAAAGGGTATGGGGGAGATGGGTCAGCAGAATAAACTTGGCACTGCTATTGCTGACTTTGCAAAACAGCTTGAAGATTTAATCCCTACTGTGCAAACAGGATTATCGTTCTTAATTAGTAATTTTAATTTATTAGCTATGGCTGTTAGTGCTGTAGTTGGTCTTAAAATTGCAAACTGGTTTCAGGATGCTTGGGTAAATGCCGCTAAAGCTACAATTGCAATGCAAGCAAATACAGCAGCAATAGAAGCAAACTCTGTTGCATCTACAGTAGCAGCAGCTAATAGTGCAAGAGTTGGTACAGGTTTGATTGCAGTAACAGCAGAAGCAGGTACAGCACGTACAGCAGTAACATTACTTGGTACAGCTTTTAACGCTTTAGGTGGATGGGTTGGTTTGCTAATTACAGGTGTAACTGGTCTTGCAATGGCTTGGTCTAGTTATAGCAAATCTGCTGATGGCGTAGAAGCCGCAAGTAAGAGAATGCGTGAATCTCTTGAAAAAGAACTTGATAAAATCAAAGATGTGAATGACCAACTGAGA